GCTAGAGTAAACGCCTGTGCGCCAATCTTTGAGAGTGGCCAAATTTGGGCGCCGGATATGAAATTCGCAGAAGAGGTAGTAGAAGAGTGTGCGTCATTTCCTTATGGAGATCATGATGATTTGGTGGACAGTACAACACAGGCGGTAATGAGATTTAGACAAGGAGGATTTATAAGTCTTCCAGATGATGAAAAAGAAGATAGCATTCCTAGCCCAATAAGAGAGTATTATTAATGGCATCAAATTTTATAAACAATCTATCAAACACATATAGAGGAAGTCCTTCTTTGCAAAATCAATTTGCAACAGAACAAGACTACTTAGATTTATTTGACAACAATAAAACTACTCCAGCAATGGCTCAAGCCTATGTTCCAGTTGATGATACTTCAGAAATTAAATCTATTACTAACACCACACCCACTATTGTAAATCAACGTGGTGGTGGTGCAGATACAGATCCAACAGGACCAACAACAGGATTTTCATCTCAAGGTGCACCATATGGAGATGCAAAAGGCGGTATACACGATTATAGTGGAACAGGAATTGCAGGAACTGGAATTACAGGTCAAGGTCTTATGGCTGCATTAAGTTTTGCACTGAATCCTATAGGTTTTTTTGTAGGACGATATGCTAAAGATACATACAAAGCTTATAAAGAAAAAAAAGAAAAGGAAAGAATAGAAGCAGCAAAAGAAGCAGAAAGAGTTGCTGCTGTTCAAAGAAGTCTAAACAGAGGTAGTTATGTTGATAGAGACAGTTATGGCATGAGTGCAAGTGATAGAGCAGTTGGAGGTGGAAAAGGAGTTGCGGGTCTAGGTTCTTCAGCAACAGACAGAGGAAGTAAAAGTGGACAAGGCTATTCACAACACGCTAAAGGTGGTTTTGTAAGAGGAAGCTATTTCAACGGCGGCATTGTTAGTCTACGGAGACGGTAATGGCCGGACTATTTGAAGACATCCTAACAAACTTACAAGAAAAAAAACAAGAAGGTAAAATCCAAGGCGGCTATCGTTATAAAGACGGTAAGCTAAACATAGGCGGCGGTTACTATGGCGACGATTCGATGTTCGAGGTCGACGTTAACAAAGACGGCGGTAACATATTATTTAAAAAAAGATTCGCGGACGGCGGATCGACTAACGGTTCCGGCGATAAAGCATTCAGTGCAAAAGTAAAAGAGCTGATGGATGATGGCTATGAGTTTGGCGAAGCAGTCAAAGAGGCTATGAGACAGGGGTACGCGAAAGGTGGACGTACTGGTTATGCTAAGGCAGGATTAGTTGATCCAATTAATAATGTTATAAAAGGTCAAGATTTAGGTAGAGGTATTCAACAAAGATTAAAAGGAAAAAAAATTGTATATATAACTTCAGGACTTGGAGATACTCCTTTAACAGAACACAACACTTACAAAGCAGCTAAAGATTTTAGACAAGATTTAATTAAAAATTTTGATCCCGCAACCGATACTAAAGAATACAAAGGTAAATATAATTATAAAGAATTAATAAAAGATAAAGATTTTGAAGATTTTTGGAAAGGAAAAGTAGATAATATAAGTTCGGATGCAAGGATACAAGGTCAAGGAACAAACCAAGAAATTGAAAAGGTAAGAAAAAAATATAAATTAAAACCAAATGATTATGAAGGTATTTTTAACAAATTATTAGAAGAAACTAGAATAACAGAACAGGTTAGAAAAAGTAGAGTAAAAGGTTCAGGAAAAGAAAAATTAGTATCGGGAAAAATTTTAGACAACCTATTAGCTACCTTTAAACAATCTTACAAACCCTACGTTGGAACTATTGATACTAAAACCATGGGTAAATTACTTAAACTTTCTGATGGAGAGTTAGAAAAAGTAATGACTTTTATGGACAAGGATTATCCTGCTGAAAAATTTCGTTTAACTGATTCATCTGATGTAAGTAGAATTGGTAAAGCTGCTGCGATAAAAAAGAAATTAGCTGCAGAAGGAATTACATATGAAAGACAAAAAAGCCAATATGGAAAAAAAGGAGTTAGATACAGATTTAAAGCAGATCCAGACATTAAGAAATCAAATGAAAAATTTAAAAAATTAGAAAAATCAAAAACTTTTGGTTTTCCAAAAGAAGAGAAAATTACCAAATATCCTAAAAGTTATAAAAATAAATTTACTACATTATCTAAACAATCAGCAGAATATAAAATGCAAGGATATAATAAAGATAGAGGAACAATTTTTAGATTAACCAAAGCATTAAATAACGCTATAAAAGGAATGACCGATGCTCAGTTAAAAACTTTTATAAATAAAAACCCTAAAATAAAAAATTTAGTTACATCTTTTTTTAATTCAAGAACAGGAAATATTGAAAATATTCCACTTTCTCAAATGACTATGTCTCAAATAAGACAAAATTTACAATTTGAACAAGATCACATTAGAGGAAGATCAACTGTAAAATATGATGCTGGAACTAAAAAAATATTAGATGGATTAGGTATAGAGTATCCAAAAAATTTATACATTATTCCTAAAGCAGTAAACATGTCTACTAAACAAAGAGTAGAAAATTATGTGTATGATAATCCAGAGGACACTAAAACAATTAAGAAGATTGATAAATATTTTAAGGATAATAAATTAACTTATTATGATAGAAGAAATAAAAAATATAGAGGAGCTAAACCTTCTAAGTCTGCTGTTGATTTAGCTCAATTAGGATTTACAAAAACCAGTCAACTTAAAAATTTATTTACGGGAACATACAAAGATAGTAAAGGTAAGAATAGAGTTATTACTAAAGATGTTGCTAAATTAATTTCAGATTTAAATGAAAGAAATAAAGCTAGAGGTGGTACAACATTAGAAGACGATATTAAAATAGTTCAAAAAGCTGCTGCTAATCAAGGAGTAAGATTTAATAGTTTTGCTGGTTTTATGGATTTTACTGAAATGGGTATTGAACTACCCTCAGCTGTTAAACAAGCAGCTGCAAGAATAGCAGATTCAGCAAAAATAGCTGCTAGAGGTTTAGGTAAAGCTGCAATTGTTTTAGATCCCATTTTTGCAGCACTAGACGCATCAGAGGCTTCTAGTAAAGGTGCTACTGGAAGTCAAATTGGAAAATTTGTAACACAGAGTTTTGCACAAGATTTGCTTAATCTTCCAAACGTTTTAACAGGAGCTGGAAAATATGCTTCTGATTTTTTGCAAGGTAAAAGAGGAGATGATTTAAATTTTGATGGAGAAATGCTATATAAAAATAGAACTTTTGCAGATGATAATTTAACTAAAGGATTAGATAGTTTACCAAAATCACAAAAATTAAGAAATATAGCAGATCTAAAATTTAATGCTCAACGTGGTAATATGACAATGGTAGATGACATAGAAATACCAGCATCAAAACAAGAAATAGATGCCGCACAAGAATTAAATAGAAAAAATTACATGGGTCCATATTATAAATATGGAATTGAATCGCTGCCAAGAAAGGTTGCTAAACCTGATGAGTATGATATATACGGCAGAAAGGTGATATATAATAATTAACAGGAAAGAGATATGGCAAAAATCGAAGACGCATTACCCAACGAAACAGTTACTGACGAAGCTTTTGTAGAACAAGAAGTTACAGTTCCAGAAGATTCTGTTCCGACACAAGAAGGTCAAGCAAATGTAACTATGGATGAAGAAGGTGGAGCAGAAATAAATTTTGATCCTAATGCCATGGAAGGATTACAAACAGAAGATCATTTTTCAAACTTAGCAGAAGTTATGGACGAGCAATATCTAGACGAACTAGGTGCTAATCTTTTTGACAAGTATACAGAATACAAACAATCTAGAGGTGACTGGGAAGACACTTACAGAGAAGGTTTAGAACTTTTAGGTTTTAAATACGAAAAAAGAACACAACCTTTTAGAGGAGCAAGTGGTGTAAACCATCCTGTTCTTGCTGAAGCGGTTACACAATTTCAAGCGCAAGCTTACAAAGAATTATTACCAGCTGATGGTCCAGTACGTGCACAAATTTTAGGAGATGTGACTAACGAAAAACAAGACCAAGCACACAGAGTAAAAGATTTTATGAATTATCAAATCATGGATCAAATGCCAGAGTATGAACCTGAATTTGATCAAATGCTTTTTTATCTACCCCTCTCAGGTTCTACCTTTAAGAAAGTTTATTATGACGACCTTTTAGGTAGAGCTGTTTCTAAATTTGTACAAGCAGATGATTTAGTTGTACCTTATTCAGCTAACTCATTAGAAGATGCAGAAGCAATTGTTCATGTTTTAAGAATGTCAGAAAATGAAATTAGAAAACAACAAGTTTCTGGTTTTTACAAAGACATAGAAATAGGTCAACCTCCTGTTACAGAAAACCAAGTTAAAGATGCAGAGTTAAGATTAGAAGGAATTTCTAAAGATGGTAATGCCGAAGATCAATACACACTTTTAGAAATGCATACAGATTTAGATCTAGAAGGTTTTGAAGACATGAGTCCAGAGGGTGAGCCAACAGGAATTAAACTTCCATACATCGTAACTATTTTAGAAGCTACTAACAAAATTTTATCTATTAGAAGAAATTACACAGAAGATGATAAAATGATGAATAAAATAAAATACTTTGTACAATATAAATTTTTACCAGGTACAGGTTTTTATGGTTTTGGTTTAATACACATGATTGGTGGTTTAACTAGAACAGCAACAAGTGCACTAAGACAATTATTAGATGCAGGAACTTTAGCTAATTTACCAGCTGGTTTTAAAACTAGAGGTATAAGAATTAGAGATGATGCACAGCCATTACAACCTGGCGAGTTTAGAGATGTAGATGCACCTGGTGGAAATATCAAAGATCAGTTTATGCAATTACCATTTAAAGGACCAGACCAAACTCTTTTACAATTAATGGGAGTTGTAGTTAGTGCAGGTCAAAGATTTGCAAGTATTGCAGATGCACAAGTTGGAGATATGAATCAACAAGCCGCGGTCGGTACTACAGTTGCACTTTTAGAACGTGGCTCTAGAGTTATGTCCGCAATCCACAAAAGATTATACGTTGGTCTTAAACACGAATTTAAATTATTAGCAGAAGTATTTAAAACTTACTTACCACAAGAATATCCTTACGATGTTCCTGGTGCTACTAGAAATGTTAAGGTTGCAGACTTTGATGAGAAGGTAGATATACTTCCGGTTGCTGATCCTAACATTTTTTCTCAAACACAAAGAATTTCTATGGCTCAAATGGAGCTACAATTAGCGCAATCGAATCCTCAAATACATGATTTGTACCAAGCGTACAGATCTATGTATGAAGCGGTTGGGGTAAAAAATATCAACGCGATATTACCTCCACCGCAACAACCTCAACCCATTGACCCTGCACTAGAAGAAATTGCAGCAATGGGTATGAAACCTTTTCAAGCTTTTCCTGGTCAAGATCACAAAGCTCACATCGATTCACACTTAAATTTTATGCAATCTAATATGGTACAGAACTCACCGACTATTATGGGTGCGTTACAAAAAAATATATTGGAAAGAATTAGTTTAATGGCTCAAGAACAAATACAATTAGAGTTCCAAGAAGAATTAGCACAAGCACAACAGATGCAACAGATGCTACAACAGCAACCACAGAACCAACAACTAGTTCAACAAGTAACAATGCTTACAAATAAAATTAATTCTAGAAAAGCTGTGTTAATTTCTGAAATGGTTAGAGATTATATGAAGGAAGAAGAACAAATTATTAGTGAATTAGGTGGTGATCCATTACTTAAACTAAAATCTAGAGAACTAGACATCAAAGCTAGACAAAACGAAGCTAAAAAAGCTTATGATGAAGGTAGAATTAGCTTAGATACTATGAGAGCTATGCAAAACCAAGAACAGTTCGAAGATAAACAAGAACAAAACGAAGAATTAGCTGAATTAAGAGCAGATACTTCGCTTACCAAACAAGTTATGTCAGCAGATGCTGCTTTAGAGAGACAACAAATGGCTGATCAAAGCAAAAGAAACGATTTTGGTAGAAACTTTAAGAAAAATTAAGTATAATAACACTCAAGGAGAATATTATGGATAAAGATTGGCAAAGAGGCTCGATGTATGTCAAAGAACCTAAAGTTACAAAAGAATTAGGTGTTGGCAAAGACGGTTACCAAACAGGTGGCGTTACTATTGAAGCTACAAACCCGCAAGAAACTCAAACTGTTACAGTTAGAGGAACTAAAGCGATGAGAGCTGACAAAAAACCTGTAAAAGCTAAGTGGTACTAACATGTGGTTGTCGGCAATTAAATTAGCCGTTTCTGCTGGTAGTAAAATTTACGCTAACAAGCAGAGAACTAAGATGGCTATGTCAGATGCACAGCTTATGCACGCATCTCGTATGGCCGAAGGTAAGGAAGCTTACCAAGGAAAATTATTAGAAGCCCGTCAGTCAGACTGGAAGGACGAGGCAGTTTTGATAATTTTAAGTTTGCCCGTGGTAATTTTGGCTTGGGCAGTGGTATCGGACGATCCGGGAGCAATGGATAAAGTAAAATTATTTTTTGACATGTTCTCGCAGCTCCCATCATGGTTCACAAATTTGTGGATCCTTGTCGTGGCGAGCATATATGGTATAAAGGGTACTCAAATTTTTAGAAACGGAGGAAAAAAATGAGACAAAACGGACAAAGATCAAATGTAAGATTTCCATACGGAAGTTCTGGCATGAAAAAAGGTGGAAAAGTTAAGAAGCAAGGATACAACGCTAGACTTGATGAATCTTTAGGAGCTAGAAAAGGCAAAAAATCTCAAAGCTTAAAATCTAGAAGAGATGAATCTAAAGGCGCAAAAAAAGCAGCAGGTAAAAGAGCATACTCAGCTGTATCAACGATGGATAAATAATTATGAACTCATCTAGAATGAACAGATTAGAAGAACTAGGCAGAGTTGATGCTGAAAGAGCAAGCACTAGAAAAGGTAAAAAAAATCTAAAAGCTGAAAAAAAAAGAATTGTCAGAGAACTTAAAGCTGACGGAGGAAGAGTAATGGGCCGAGGTCAAGGTAGAGTAA